ACTCCACCCGCCTGCGGTACAACGCAGCAGCGATGGGCCGCGGCCTTCCTGCTCAGCAGCTGTCGGCGATCGGCACTGGCATACAGGCCGGCGGCGCGACCGGTGCGCTTGTGCAGCAGCAGAATGCTCCGATGTATGCTGGCTTCCAAGGTGCGATGGGCGGACTGCAGGGTCAGATGGGCGGCATCCAAGGTGCCGGCAACCTCCTGAATCAGGGCTACCAGAACCAGCTCGCCTACAGTCAGCAAAACGCTGGATTGGCCGGCGCACTTGGTCAGCTTGGCGGTATGGCTATGGGTTACTTCATGCCCGGAGCTGCCGACGGCGGTCAGGTTGACGATGTGATCAGTGACGCCAGTAAGAACGAGTACGGCTCAGGCGGAAAGATCTCTGGCCCCGGCACTGGAACGTCGGACAGCGTTCAGGCTCTGAATACTTCTGACGGCACGCCAATCAAGCTGAGCAATGGCGAGTACATCATCCCCGCCGATGTTGTTCGCGAGAAGGGCAAAGAGTTCTTCGACAACATGGTTCAGAAGTACCACACACCCGTACGCAAAGGGCGTCGGCGCAAAGCTCTGAGGAAGGGTTAATCATGGCAAGCTTCGCAGAAGGTCTCGTCAAGGGTCTCCAGCAGCAGCAGGAGCTTAACCTCCGCCGATCTGAGCAGAAAAGACAGCAGGCTATCAGCATGTCGCAGCTTGCCTCTGCAGAAGAGGAGCGTCAGTACAGGCGCGAGCAGCGTGATAAGCAGGAAAAGGCAGTTGGAGAAATCCGGCAGCTAATGGATAACGTTTTCGGTTACGACGAACCTGCTCAGGCCGTTCCGGGTCAGGCTCCGGGTCAAGCCGCTCCTGCGCAGACTGTCAGAAAGCAGTACGACATTTATGACAGCTCCCCCGAAGGCCGCGAGCGTCAACTGCGGTATCACTCTGGGTACACCCGCATTCTCATGAACAACGGCCTGATGTCGCCTGCCGACATGAAGGCGTCTGCGGAATACGCCGGGTATCTGGATAAGTCTGGCGTCTCTGATGCGGCTCTTAACCTGTTCCTGACTGACGGTCGAGATGCAAAGTCTCTTAGCTTCCTTGCCAAGAAGCTCAACCTTGATCCCAACAGCGTCAAGATCACCGGCTCACTCGTGGACAACTCCGCGAAGATCGAGGCAGTTGGCGCTAACGGGCAGGCTTTCTCTCGTCCGCTTGGGGACATCTTCTCCGCGCTTGGCATCAATGCGTTTGAGAACATTCAGGAGGGCAAGCGTAAAGAGAAAGTCGCCTCGGCAACGCTTGAAAATCTTGAAGCAAAAACTAACCTTGTTCGCGGCCAGACAAGACTTGCCGGCTCACGCGCTGCTGCGCTTGATGCTGGATCGCAAGAGGTGAAGCTGAAGGATCTTCCTAAGCTTTACTCCACCATGAAGGGGCCGACTGATACAAACGCTCCTGTTATGCCGCAAGGTCAAGAGATCCTCCGCAATGCTGTTGACGGCGCTAGGGACGCTGGAGCTAACGGCAAGCAGGCGACTGACTTTGCCATCTCACTTGTATCCTCTCTTCGCACAGATCCTGCGTTTGTTCAGGCCATGCGAAATGCTGCTAAAGATCAGGGTGTAAACATTCGACAGCCGAATCTTTACAATCTGTTCGAGCAGCAGTTCTTGGCAGAAAAGGTTCGCGAATTTGTGAACTCAGACGCAGGCCAAGCTCAGCTGCGATCGCAGTTTGGTCGAGGCGCTGCAGAAAGATCGTCTGCAATGGATACGACTCAAGACGCTTCAGCTGAATAATCCGGAGGCTTAGATGGCCATTGATACTTCATTCCTGTTTAAGCAGACCGGATCGACTCAGCCTGAGAAACGAGCCGCTGCGATACAGGATGCCGCCGCACAGCAGGATGACCAGCTGATCACAGGCACTCAGCCGTCGTCTATCGACACTAGCTTCCTGTTCAAGGCTACCACTCGCGCTGCTATTCCTGCTGGGCCTACTCCTGAAGAAGTTGCCGCTGAGCAACCCGGCACGTCTAACCCGCTTTATGGTGCTGCCGCTAGAACAGCAACCATTGCTGGCGAAACTGTCGAGGCCACGAAGCGCGTTGGAGAAGCTGCTCCTGTATCAGCCTTCCAGCCGGGTATCTCTGGACTTGGCGCTGGGATTAAGCTTGTCGCCCCAACTCTACAGAAGTGGGCAGACGGTCTTCGAGGCTGGGGAGAGAGCATTGGCTACTCTCCTAGCACTCAGCTAAAAAACATAAGCGACAATCCATTAACTCTTATTCCGTTTATCGCGGAAAGAGTTATCACATCTGTTCCCGATATGGCTGCTGCAGCTTTGGCTACTCCCGTGTATGCCGCTGCTCGCACAAACGAAGTGCTTAACGAGCGCCTCAAGAACGATCAGAAAACTCTTGAAGAAGCTACGGTTGGTGACGTTGCCACCGCCGCTGGCGTTGCCGCTGTCGAAACTATGTTCGAGCGTTTTGCCACTAACCGCATCTTCAAGAAACTTCCTGAAGGCGAGGGCTTGTCGATTCCGCGAACCCTCCAAGAGACTGGCGTTCAGGCTGGAACTGAGGGCGTAGAAGAAGCCGCTGCGTACCTTGGCGGAACAGCTGGCACCAAGGCTGGCGTAAACGTCAACGACCTTGCGGCTAACGTACTTGAGGGCATGATCGTTGGCGGCGGACTTGGCGCAACAACTCAGGCTGTTAGGGAGATTGCCACCGCGCTCCGGAAAGAGCCTTCTGCCGGCCCTACCACTGCAGAAGCGCAGCCAACCCCGGTGGCACCTGTTGGAGAACCCGCAGCCACAGCCGAAACAACTACTGTTTCACAGCCTAGCACAACTGTTGTTTCTGACGCGCAAGCTGCAGCACCGACTGTTGAGCCTGCTGGAACAGCTGTTACCCCTGTCGTTACGGATCAAGGAGTTACGGCTCCGGCCCCTGCTGTTGCCGCTGCACCAGTAACAGCTGCTCCCGCAGAGACAGAGGGTGCGGGAATTATCTCGACTGCAGACCTCAAGCAGCAGCTCGTCGAGATCGATGCCGAAGCTGCCGCCCGTGCTGCAGAGCAGGCTCTGGCCACGACTGAGTTGCCCGAAGGCCTTACTGTGGATAACTCCGTCACCGAAAACTTCGGGCCGGACGACACACGCTTCGCCGCCTTCGAGTCGCCTACCGACAAGGAGCTGTATGTTCTTGGCAAGCTGAATCGTCGCCCTGCAAAGACGCCTGAGCTGACGGAGACGGCGCGTCAGCTGACTTCCAAGGTATCTGAGGCTCTGGGTATCCCCGTCGAGGAAGTCGCCCAGAGGGCGGAGGCGACCCGTGTGGCGACACAGAACGGGTTGTCCGGCGTCCAAGCTGGGGCGGTGTATCGAGTCCCGACAGGGATCACTACGCCTCCCGTCAGCCCCCTAATGCAGCTTGCGAGCGACCAGATCGGAAAAAAGTTTAGCCTCCCAGAAGGGGAGAAGGTTGTCATCCCCGAAGCGCCGGTTGACCCGGTGCGCACCAAGATCGCCTCCGTCATCAAGGATGCGTTCGGGGTGGACGTGGTGTGGGCCAGCCTGCCGAAGGGCGGCAAGGTCAAGACCAACAAGGGCCGCGAGCTGGTCGCCATCAACGGCGCACGCATTGCCGGCACGAATGCCATCCTGCTCGACGCCAACAACTACAGCTTCCTGAACACGCTGGGCCACGAGCTGACCCACGTTCTGGAGACGCAGTACCCGCAGCTTTATCAGCAGCTGATAACACTCGCCAAGGCGAAGGTCAGCAAGAAGTTCCAGAACCAGCTTCGCAAGGAAGTTGCTAACGATGCTGAGTTCAACTCAGAGCTGGTGGCTGAGATGGTCGGCGAGCAATCGACTGATCCGAAGTTCTGGCAGGAAGTGTTCGACGCAGCTGGCGATCAGACTTCCGCTCAGGGATTCCTCGATGCGCTGAACAAGATCATCGACCGTATCCTGAGTGCGCTTCAGGGCTATCAGCCGATGGTCGTCCAGAGCCGCAAGGATGCGCTGGCCGTGCGTCAGGCTGCTCAGCAAGCGTTCCAGCAGTGGATCACGGCACGACAACAGGCTGCTCAGCAGGTCGCCGCAGACCAGCAAGCCGCAGTGCAGGCTGCCGCAGCCGTTACTCGCCCAGCACCAGCGGTCAATCCGTTCTTGGTCGGAACATCACTAGACCCAAATGCACCCAAACCGGCGGAGCTTGGCCCACCGAAGGTTCCGCCTTCACGGCAGGCTCAGGTCAACATTGGCCAGAAGGGCCGCCGCTTTGTCACCTTTGCCGCTGACCTCGACAAGGATCTGTTCGAGCTTGGCGCTAAGCTGAAGAAGGCCGCAAAAACGCTGAGCAAGTCTGACCGTGAATCAGCCGACGCTCGTCTCGTTCGGTTCATGGCCGTCACTGGCCTGCCACGCGCAGAGATGATCGATGTCGCAAAGAACTATCGAGATGCTGTCGTCAAGGCAGCGGGTGCTGTTCAGGAGGACGGCACCTACGAAGCCCCGGCAACCAACATAGGAGAGCGTCGTGCCGTTGAAGAAAGGAAAGTCGAAGAGCGTCGTGAGCCGCAACGTGAGCGAGCTGATGAACAAGTACGAGAAGTCCGGCAAGATCGGGAGCAGCCGCCCGTCGAGCAAGCCGAAGGCGCAGAAGCAGGCGGTCGCGATCGCGCTGCAGAAGGCAGGCCGCAGCCGGAAGAAGTAGCCGACGAGGAAGTCATCAGAGATCTGCCGCAGTTCTCGCGCAAGCGTCCTGCGGTAGACCCTGACTTCGCCGACAGTGTTGCTGAAGATGTTGGCCTCAACGCAGAACTGTCTGAGGCCACGTCTCTCAAGTACCAGACCGGCAAGTCCGGCGAGGATCAGTTCAACACACCAGTTGTTGGCGGACTGACCAACACTGTTCTTGAGATTGAGCGTGCCCGTCGAGAAGGCACTCTTGGACAGCTCGACCTCGACAGCGAGAGCGATCGCAAGACTGTTGCGAAGATGCTTGCCGCTGAAGTTGTTGCGGCTGTTCGTGCCGGCGGTGGCGCTAAGGAGTGGTATGACAAGACCATCCGTCGCACTCTCGCTATGGCATCGCTCAAGTTTCCTGAGCTTTCCACAGACAAGGAAGCGCAGACCGCATTCCGTCTGTCTGTTGCCATCACTTCGCAAGGCCTGAACGTAGAGGACAACCTCAAGTTCGCCATGCAGGTGTACGGTGAGTACAGAAAGAACGGCACCTTCCCGCTCAAGGGGCAGGGCAAGAACGGCGGCGCGATGGTGAGCAACTTCCAGCTTGCCAATACGCTCATGGAAAAGATGGGCATGGAGCGATTCTCTCGTTTCCTTGAGACCGACTTCGTTGCGTCTGAGCTGAATGCGATCGGCTTCAACATCGACGAACTTGCTGACGAAAAGATCCTTGGCTCGTCTGTGTTCGGCCCGAAGATCGGCTTCGGCTTCTACTCGAATCTGTCCGGAAACTTCGAGCCTGTCACGATCGACATGTGGTTCATGCGAACCATTGGCCGCTTGATAGGCAAGCTTCGCGCTTTCGACGCCAAGCTGTTTGCCTCGCAGCGAGACAAGTTCCGTGCAGCGTTTGCTGTTGAAGGCGTCAACGGAATTTTCATCAACTCCCGCAACATGGCTGGCAGCCGGCTGTTCAGCGCAGACCTTGTGCAGAACGCGGCAACAGACGATGACGCAGCTGTTACTTTGGCTCGACTTGTTACCCGTGCGCATGAGCGTGACTTCAAGGTCAATCGCAAGGCCTACGACAACAAGACTCGCGTCAAGTCATCGCTAGTCAATAACGCGGCCAACATGCTAAAGTCCCTCGACAAGCCGAAGGATGCACCTTCGAGCGGGTCTGAGAGGCGCAACCTACGTGACATTGTTCGTCAGACAGTATCCCTTGTTGAGGGTGTTGTCGGCGAGCGTATCCCGCCGGCTTCTATGCAGGCTCTTGTCTGGTATCCAGAGCAGGAGTTGTACAAGTCGTTTGGCGTGCAGCTTCGTGTAACGAGCCAAGACTATGCCGGTGCAATCCGTAAAATCCTTGAGAAGGAGGGATACAGTGGAAGAGAACTCAGCGCAGCAGCCGAATCTGGATCAAGAGGCGCACAACGAGTGGCTGGCCAGCCTCTCGAAGCCGAAGATGCTGGAGTTGTCGGACAAGTTGAACAGCCTGATGTTGCAGAAAGAGCAGGCCGCCAGCTCACCGCAAGAGAGCGTGAGCGACTCCTCGTCTCCGAAGTCGTTAAGCGGTATCGACAGAGCAGTGCAGCGGCACAAGGGTCTTACAAGAGCCGAAGCGCAGGAGATGGCCGACGCATTCGGGTTCTGAGTAATGACGCCAAGGCTGAATACAAGCCGGTCATTACTTTCAAGAACGCACTTGGAGCCGTAGGAAAGCCGGCTCCCACCATGTACGAGCTGGATGGCGGAGCGCCCTTGTTCCGTCAGGCCATCCAAGACTCGAAGAACAACAGCAAGTTTGGTGCTGCGGTCTACGTCTACGACGAGGCCGACTACGCCAACATGCGCCTGTTCATCTCTGATGACGGCAAGTCAGGCTTCGCCCTCAAGGGCAATGACATTGTCTCTGTGTTTAGCGGACAGAAGGGATCTGCCAACGCCATGCTGCAGCTTGCTGTGGATCAGGGCGGACAGCGGCTTGATGCCTTCGACACTGTTCTCCCTGAGCTGTATGCAGACAACGGCTTCAAGGTTGTTGCTCGCGTCAAATGGAATGACGAGTACAGCCCTGAAGGCTGGGACAAGGCGACGTTCGCCAAGTACAACAACGGCGAGCCTGATGTCGTGTTCATGGTCTATGACCCGGCCAACGCTTCTGAGCTTGGCGGCAAGACCATTGAGAACTACGACGATGGCGTAGCCGCGCAGGAAGAGGCGATCGGCAAGAAGCCTATCCAGTTCTCCCGCGTTCGCAGCGAGACCAATGCTGACGGCAAGCAGATTGCCAGCACGCCTGAGTTCATCCAGAACTTCTGGAATTGGTTCGGCGACAGCAAGCTCGTAGACCGACGTGGCCGACCAAAGGTCATGTACCACGGCACGATTCCTCCTACCGTTGGCGCTGAAGAGTTCATCGACCAAGGCATCAGTGTGTTTCGCCGCGGCACTGGTGGCGCGATCTTCGTGTCACCTGACGAGCGAGTTGCGAACACCTACGCTGGGCCGGGTGGATCTGTGTATCCGCTGTATGTCCGCGCTGAGAATCCGTTTGACTTCGAGAATCCGGATCACGTTAAGCGGGTGATGGATATCTGGGAGAGCAACAACGTCGGCATCCGCGAGACTCGTGAGCAGGCCATTGCCAAAGGCAAGTGGCAGATGATCGAGAACGTCGAGATCCAAGACGCCATCAAGCAGGCTGGATTCGACAGCTACTACGTGAAGGAGACTGGGGCCAAGAACCTTGCCCTGTACGACCCATCACAGTTGAAGTCAGCTGTTGGGAATGTTGGCGAGTTCTCGCCTGAGCGTCCTGAGATCCAGTTCTCGAAGGTGCGTCAGGGCCGCAAGTACTGGCTGCCTGAGTTCGGTCGCCTGCAACGTTTGCTGCGTGGCGTGCAAAACGAAGTGCTTGCCACTTCCCGTGCGCAGAAGGCCGTTGCTGCTCAGGGCGGCGTGCTGACTGAGTCGACAGAGATTGAGTCGGCAATGCACCGCATGTATGGCCGCGCCGGAAACCGCCTCGATCGCTTCCGCAAGGACGTAGTCGAGCCGATCCTCAAGCGTGCAGTAGACAACAACGTCGACCTTGCTGATGTCGAGCTGTACTTGTACGCCAACCATGCCAAGGAAGCGAACCGTCGCATTGCTTCGATCAATCCGCAGATGCCAGATGGCGGCTCAGGCATGACGAATGCTGAAGCTGATCAGGTTATGGCAACGCTGCGGCAGGACATGGCTCAGTTCGTGCGCATCAAGTCCATTGCGGATGAGATCCAGAACATTACCAAGATGACTCAGACTGCGCTGGTCAATGGCGACATTGCCAGCCCAGCAGATGTTGCTGCTTGGAATGCCACGTACAACTACTACGTCCCGCTCAAGACACTTGAGCAGGCCGACGATCTTGGCCGTGTCACTGGCAACGGAAGGTTTGATCTTGCCAATGCATTCTCGAAGCGCCGTCTTGGCAGAAAGAGCAAGGCGGGTGCAATCGTCGAGAACATCTTGGCCGACTACGAGGAAGCTGTTGTCGCTGTTGAGCGTAACAACGTCCGCAAAGCTTGGCTGCAATTCATCCTCGCAAACAAGGACAGCGAACTGTGGCAGGTGAACAAGCCTGTCATGCAGCGCGGGTTCTACAAGAACCCTGTCGAGGAAGTGCGATACCGCCTGACTATCCAGAAGGATGCGGAGACCCTCCCAGTCCGTGTGGGCGGCGAGGTGTATCACATGGTCATCAAAGACCCTGAGATCCTCGAAGAACTGCAGATGACGAGTGTCCTGTCGCAGTTCCCGGATACGATCAAGTCAATCCTTGGCGGCATGAATACGTTTGGCCGCACGCTATCCAAGCTGTGGACTGTGCTGTCGCCGCCGTTCGTGCTGATCAACGCATCTCGCGACATTCAGACATCGCTGATCAACACCGGCATCGACCAAGGGCTGTGGAGTTCCGCGAAGCTGTTGGCAACACTGCCGAAGGCTGCTTACACAGTGTGGCGTGCTGAGCGTAACAACGCTTGGACTGGCGACCTGAAACAGTACTACGACATGTATCGTGCTGATGGCGGCAAGACTGGTGCGCTTGATCTGAGGCAGATCGAAGACCGCCACAGTGATCTGATGTCCATGTATCGCAACGCACAGGCGTCGATAGGTAAGCCACTGACGTACCACCGCCTGACCATGCGGTATCTGAAGGGCGTAGAAAACTTCATGATGGACATCAACGGTGCCATCGAAGGCGCTGCTCGTGTTGCCGCATACAAGGTCGCAATGGAGAACGGTAAGTCGCGCATCCAAGCGACTAACATTGCGAAGGAAATCACGGTCAACTTCAACCGTCGCGGCAAGTGGACTCCGGTGCTGAGCGGAATGTACCTGTTCTTCAACCCTGCAGTTCAGGGTGCAAAGCGCACGGTGAGCGCTGTGTTCAGCAAGCGTGGCGCTGCTGTCGCAACTGGGCTTGCCACCCTTGGATACTTCATTGCAGAGATGGCGGCCTCCGCTGTCGGTGACGATGAGGAGCCGTACTGGGATAAGCCATCAATGCGCCAGACTAAGCTGAAGAACCTTGTGTTCTTCGGGCCGAATGGCGAGACCTACAATGTCCCGCTGCCGTATGGCTTTGGCTTCTTCGTGAACCTTGGCTATGCGCTTCGTGACCTGAAGAATGGCGCAGACCCGTTAAAGGTCGGTGCGTTTATGCGAGATTCCGCATCGCTTCATTTCTCGCCGCTTGGCTCGATGGACAACATGGCGACCTTCCTGTCTCCGACGCTCATCGATCCGGCGATGGTTCTCATCACTGGCGAGAAGGAGACTGGCCTGCCGCTTATGCCGGAAGACTTCACTGGAGTCACCCCGGACAGCGAGCGGTACTGGAACAACACTCGCGATACGATGTTCCAGAACGTAACTGCTGCTCTGTATGAGATGACCGGCGGTGGCGCTGGCGGAAAGATGGCTATCGACGTGTCGCCTGAGTCTGTCGAGTACATCACGTCGTTCCTGACAGGCGGTGCTGGTACGTTTGTGAAGGATGTCATCAAGACATTCGATGCGATGGCCAACACCGGCACTGCGTCGGCCACTGAGCAGAACCTGATCCCGATCTTGAAGGCCGTTCACAGGCAGCCCGACGGTCGGTATGACTCCAGCGCGTTCTACGAGAATGCCAAGGAGGCAAAGGAAGCCGCTCGTGACTTCAATGCGATCATGGAGTCAGAGACCGAAGTGTCCGAAGAGAAGCTTGCCTACGCCGACTCTGTTGCTGGCATGGCCGCACTATCGCGGTTTGCAGACAAGCAGAAGCGAGCCATCTCAAACCTGCGCCAGCAGGACTTGGACATCCAGCAGGATGAAACTTTAACTAGGGAAGAGAAATATGGACTTCGTAAAGAAATTGCTGAGCAGATTCGTCAAACCCAAGTTGAGTTCAACGTCGCCTTCTACGCCGAGCGTCGAGCCGCCGAAGCAGAAGAAGCAGAAGGTCAAGCTGAAGAATAAGCGCAAGTAATCAGAGGTAGTCGCGCCCTCCCCTCCTGCACCGCCAGTTGGGGGGAGGGACTTCCCTCCAGATCTGCCGGCGGATCTCATCCGACTTCTTTTTCATCTTCACAAAACCACATGCAACAACTGTGAATGTTATTGCGAAGACTACAAACATCACCACTTGTTCCATCTGATTTCCATCTCCTGTATGACGGTTTCAAGGAACTCCACTTTCTTCTGAAGCTCCTCAATGACACGGGCCTGCTCTTCAATCGTTCTGCTAAGCTCCTCTCGCTTAGCATCAGACAGGGCACCGAAGTTTAGTTCGTCGGTCATCTGAATAAAAAGTTAAACAGCAGAACAACTGTTGTTGCAACGCCGACAACGTAGAAGAACACCGTTGAAAGCAGGAACACCGCAATGCCTGTGGCTATCCTTCTTTGTTCCCTGTAAACCCGATCCGGGTCACGGGACTGATAGCTATTCCTCTTCATGCCGCCTCCTCTGCGGTCAATGATGGCACCCCCTCCCATTTCTCGCGCACCCAATATCCGCTCGCGTTTACAACCATACCGCGAGCATCCATCTCTTCAACGGTAAGGCACCTGCGGGGGATCTTCTTGCGCACTCCATCTACCATCACATTCCCGATTCGATGTTCATCGAAAGCGCCGACACTGTTGAAGTAGTGTCCGCACCCGCTGCATCTGCACCGGCTCATCCCAACTGTTAGTTTCTCATTCATCCCAGTGAACCCTCCCGCCAAACCTGCGAGCGTCTGACTCTATACGCCTGCGGACATCGTCAATACTGTAGTACCCAGTCCACAGCCACCACCAAAACCTACTGACCTTCTGTGTAAAAGTCGAAAGATAAGTCACGGCTTTCCTCCTCGAAGTCGACGCGCTTTTCCAGCGCACGTCTGGAAAACAATTTGCCGGTCAGGCTCTTCCTGCCGGAGCGGCTTATGCATCGCATGCGAATTTTCTCCGCATCGAGATCCAGCATGTCGCAGATCCAGCGCAGCGAACCAGCCTCTTGGGAGTCGCTGTTTATCCAACGCGCCGCCTGCGCACGCACGACCCTGTCTCCTCGAAGGTCAATATCGCAGATGGCTTGGCTGATAACACTAGCCCACAGCTGTCTTATGCCCTGATCATTCACCGATCTTCTCCAGCGCATACGCTGCGCGGTTGCAGTACCAAGCGGCCTTGCGAAGGCTCTGTGAGAACTTGCCCTTCGTCGGTCGGCTCACGTACTTCAGGATGTTTCCAACACAGTGCGCGACTATGCCCGGTACTTTCTTAAAGTAGTCCTGAGCAAGTACCGCTTCTATGTAGTCGATGGTCTCGATGCCACCGGGCATTTGGTAATGCGGTGGGCTGTTGACCATGTCGGGGGGCGAGGCATGACTCTCGATCTTGGTTTGAAATCCGCCCTCCTGCTTCAGCCTATCCATGACGCTTCGGATTTCATCCTCGTTCCTACCAAGTTCATAAGACATACCCCGCCCCCTTACTTATCGAGCCTGCTTGATGCCGGCCTTCTCTGCCTTTTCAGAGATTTCCCCTGCAGCAAGCAGTCCGGCGTGAAGAATCTTGTAGGCCTCAACCATTGCGACCAGCAAAACGCGAGACACCTGAGTTTCTGGGGAGAGATCTTCCTCCCGACGAACCTCTGCCTTCTTCTTCGCGCTCTTCGTCTTCTTTGTTTTTGACCGGGACATCATCGTTAACAATCTCCGTTGTTTGAAAACTAGTCATGCAGTTCATGCAGCGGCGTTTGCGAATCGTCATTGGGTGACCGCTGCCGCTGTAACTGATCCTCGTATCGAAGATCAACGTCTTCGAGTTGCAAGATGGACAGCGCATCAGTTACCTCAGAATGGAACGCTTTGCCAGACTGGGCACCCGTGAGAGACGCTGCAGTAATTGGCACAGCGCTTGTACTCACCGCGGCGGCGAACCACTGAGTGCCCATTGCCTGCAGAATCTGCTGCAGAGTTCGCCTCCATCTCGCTGCTGAACAGCTTGACGGCTGACTTCCTGCCCTCCTTCATCAGCGCCCACACGTCACTTGTCTTCCACCGCTCCTCGTCGGTGCAAGGCTCAGGACGCGCAGCCTGATGCAGCCTAACCCGCTCGTTCAGGAAGTTGTCCTGCTCTTCCGCCGTCCACAGAGGGACAGGGATCACAGCAACCTGAGACTCCGGGTAGTCATCACCGGCAAGCGTCTTGCTCTGCACCCAGTCGCGGAAGATGGCAATGATCTGAATGTGGTTGACGTTGAACCTGACATCGCCGGTCTCCGCCATCTGTCGACGGCACAGCGCGGCCAGTAGATTCAACTGTTGTTCCCACTCAGGCTTGCCCTTGCGCGACCACACTGACGTGACCTTGAAGTCCATCAGGGTGCCGGCTTCGAGGACGTCCATCTGTCCGCTGACAGACCAGCCCTCAACAGTTGTGAACAGTCGAGTCTCGACAACTGCGTCGGTTGTCCCCTCCGGGTAGGCTCGCTCAAGCACCGTGTGTACGGACTGCCCAAGCAGAGACCAGATCCGATCGGCGACATCCTCCTGCGGCTCGACAGTCTCCCGCAGTTTCCGCTGGAACGGCGGGGAGATCAGCTGAGTGACGCTGATGTCAGACTTGCCGCGGCTGTACCCATCGTTGGTGACAGCAGCGACAATCGATCGCGGCAGGTTCAGTTTGTTTGTGAGCATTGGCCTTCCCTCACGAATGAAGATGCAACCAAGACACGTTGCGTACTGCCCGAAGAGATCCGCTTGCGTCTCCCGCTGTCAACGATCAGCCCCTTCTTGATCAAAGGGGCGAACCGTGGGGTGATGCTGTTGCTCTTGATGTCCGGCATCAACTGCACGACATCGTCTGCCGCACAGCCTGCCGAACCAAACGAACGGATCTTCTCGTAGACCATCTCCTCAAGACGGGCAGTACTGATCTTGGCGGCAGCGACATGGCTGGTGTCCGGATCTGACGATCTGGCCAGACCACGGCTGCCGAACAAGTCATTCGTCCTGAAGTCGAACAAGTCTTTCATGGCTTCCATAAACTTAGAAAGGGATGTCATCGTTCAACTCTTCAACGCCACCGTTTGAGAGTTCAACGCGATCCTTTGTTGCGACGGCCCGTGAGTATTCAGGCGACTTCTGGATGGCTTCCTGCAGACCCTTGGAGAGGGACGAGAAGGCAGCCGCATCGAAGTTGTCGAGAGAGAAGATCATGCTCTCGTTGACCTGCGGACTTGCCTTCATGCCCGGAAGCAGCGGCATGATCGATGCGATGTTCGCGTAGACCTTGCCGTTGTTGTTGGCGTGAACGATGTTGACCACGCAGGGCGCACCGATGATGTTCTTCATATCGAACCGCGCCTCTTCCTCCTTGGTGAACTGGCGACCGCGCCAACTCTCAAGGACAGAGCGAAGCTTGCTCTTCTCACCAATGCTTGCAGTGAACCGCTCGCTGACAGAGAACGGCTTGCCGGCCAACTTGCCGTCAGGGATCACAGCATCCGGCAGTTCCCAACTGATGAGAACCTTGCGCTGCTTCTTCTCGCTGCCCTTCCAGACAGAAGTCTGGGTTCCAAGGTCGATGATCCGGTAGCACCGGGCCACATGCGAACCAGCCGGCGGGGGAGCAAAGTCACTACCACCGCCACTGTTGTTTGCTGAAACGATAAAACTCATCTTCGCCTCCTTCTCGTGAAAAAACCTTTCGGCCATCGAGACCTGCTCGTGATAGGCCTGCAATCCGTCGTCTAGTTGGTCATCCATTGGGTGCCTCCCTAGTGACTAGACGTGAGTGTACCCCCTGCCATTTGAACGTGTCAACACCCCCGTGTACACTGCAGTCTGGACTCAAATGGAGGCTTTATGACGCTGATCGAATACATCAAGGGATTGAACCTGCGCGAGCGCGAGGATCTGGGCCGGCTGGGCGGAACGACCGGGGCGTACATCACGTCCATGATCTACCGCAACGCATCCACGACCTCCTTGGCCGTAGCCGTGGCTATGGACAAGCACAGCGGGGGCAAGCTGGACTTCCGAACGCTGATGAACCGGGCTGAGGACGTGGACTGGGACTACATCAAGTCTGCCCTGAACAGCCGCAACAAAATCATGTTTGTGACTGAGACGGTCGAGGCAAAAGAAAGCTTGACGGCTGCCTGACCTGCTAGTAAAAAGGCAACCCCCGCGCATCGTCGGTGACAACGACAGGGTGCGCGGGGTTATACCGGTACTGTGGGATAGCTTGAAACACCGGGCGGGGCGGCGAGGCTAGCACCCCAGAGCGACAAGGCTGGCGGGTCATGCGACCGACGGGTCAGCGTGTGAAGGCAGATCTAGGATGGGCTAGGTCTGCTCACTCAGGGTCAGATCACGAGGCCTCAGTAGTATCCTTCTGGCCTCATACTCAAAAAGAATTCAAACAGAGTATTGACACCTGTTGAACCTTCCGTGTAACTTCTCGATCGAGGAGGACGCATGGAACTCAATCACTTCCCGATCAAGATTTCGGTCAACCGCGATGCGCGGGTGGCTTGTGTCACGCAGATCGTCCCGAACGGGGAACCGCAGAAGCTTTTCATCCACGCCGATCAGGCTCTGGATATCGCTGACTTCCTGAGCAAGGAGTTCAAGCGCAGGGGCAAAGGCGTACCTGAAGGGGCGGACGCAGACTTTGAGCGGTTCTGGTCTGCCTACCCTGTCAAGACATCCAAGGCTGGTGCGCTGTCCTCTTGGAAGCGCAGCCATGCCAACAAGCACGTTGAAAAGATCCTCGCCCATGTCGAAGCGATGAAGGCCAGCGACCAGTGGAAGCGCGGATTCATTCCGCATGCGACCACGTACCTGAACCAGCGTCGGTACGAGGACGAGCAGAAGCAGGCTGAGAACCCTTGGGACAATGCAATATGAAATTCCAAAAGGTCGCGCTCACGTACGATCAGTACAAGATCCTGCTTGACCGCAAGCAAAAGGCGAATGGCCGAAGCGTGAAGTACCGCGACTTGATCAAGCAGTGGGGTGTTCCGCACTACCACCTATC